CCTTATATGGCATCGATAAACAAATTATTCCCTATTACGGTTCCTAATAACCGTATTTCACAAATTTAAATTTTGCGATTATGTCAAACAACAGAGATTTGCTCAAAGAAGCAATTGCTGATGCTAAAGCGGTAAAAGAAACTGCCATAGCAAACGCTAAAGCTGCTTTAGAAGAAGCATTTACTCCTCATTTGAAATCTATGTTAGCCGCTAAATTAGAAGAAATGGACAAAGACGAAGACATCGACGAAGGATACGACAAGTATGAAGAAGATGACGTTAAAGAAGAAATTTCAACTGAATTAGATGAAGCTAAAAAAGAAGACAAAGAAGAAGTAAAGGAAGCTGAAGAAGTAGAAGAAGCTAAAAAAGAAGAGATTGACGAAGAAGAAATCAATCTTGACGAATTACTTGCAGAACTCGAAGAAGGTGAAGATAAGGACGAAGTTAAAGAATCTGAAGAAATTGAAGAATCTGAAGAAGTAACTGAAGAAGAAGAAGTTGAAGCTGAAGAAAGCGAAGACGAAGAAGCTGAAGGTGAAATGGAAGAAGAAGAAATTGATTTAGAAGACATGACTGAAGACGATCTTAAATCTTTTATCGAAGATGTAATTAAAGACATGGTAGAAGCTGGTGAATTAGAAGGTGGAGAAGAAATGGAATCTGAAGAAGAAGGCGAAGAAGCTGGAATGGAAGATGAAATGGATATCGAAATTGAAGATGAAGCAGAACCTATGATGGAAGAAGAGAAAGAAGAAGTAGATGAAGCTAAAAAAGAAGACAAAGAAAAAGTAGATGAAAGTGAAGAACTTACAACTGCCTTATCTGAAGTTGAGGAACTTAAAAAGGAACTTAACGAAGTTAACTTATTAAATGCTAAATTGCTTTATACTAATAAAATCTTCAAATCAAAGAATTTGTCGGAAGACAAAAAAGTTAAAGTGTTGAAAGCTTTTGATAAAGCTGAAACCGTAAAAGAAGCTAAAGTTATTTTTGAAACATTAAACGAAGGTTTAGTTTCAAAAACAGTAGTAAATACAAGACCACAAGGTATTGCATCAAAACCAACTGGAACAATAACCGAAGCTAAAAAACAGCCAATCGTTGAAAACGCTGCGTTTACACGTATGCAAAGATTAGCTGGAATCATTAAATAAAATTAAAAATTAAAAACTTAAAAACTTAAAATCATGAGTTTACAAACTTTATTAGAAAGTGCAAACCCATACCACTCAGTACAGAGTGATGCTGCACGCTTAGCGTCAAAATGGGAAAAAACAGGTTTGTTAGAAGGTATGAGCGGAACTTCCAAAAATAACATGGGAATGATCCTTGAAAACCAAGCTAAACAACTTGTAGTAGAAAGTTCACAAACTGGCGGTGGTATCGGAAACGGTGCTAACTTTACTGCTGGTGTAGGTGAGCAATGGGCAGGTGTTGCTCTTCCGTTAGTACGTAAAGTATTCGGACAGATCGCTGCTCAAGAATTTGTATCAGTACAACCAATGAACTTACCTTCAGGTCTAGTATTTTATCTAGATTTCCAATACGGAGAAACTAAAGGTGGATTTGGTAAAGACAAATCATTATACGGAGACACATCAGGATTTGCTTCAAACGGAACTGAAGGTGGTCTTTATGGTGCAGGTCGTTTCGGATACTCAATCAACAATACATCTTCTGCAGTAACAGCTGTTACTTCATCTGCAGGATGGCATGACTTAGGATATGATTCAGATTATTCAGCTTCTGCTGCTGCTGGAGACTACGTAAAAGTAGCTGTAGCTAAATCTGACTTACCTGATGGAGACTTTGCAGGAGTAAGAGGATTCTCATTAGACGTTGATTCTTTACCAGCATTTGCAAAAGTAGAAGGTAATGATGTAGTATTTATTATTGAAGATGCTAATGCTTCTGTAGATAATAGCTATACTGTTGCTTACCAATTACAACCAAGAGATAACGCAAGAGGTGATTTCGAAGATGGAAACAATTCATTAAACGGAGAAAACACTCCAATTTCTATTCCAGAAATCAACGTACAGATGAAATCATCTGCAATCGTTGCTAAAACTAGAAAATTAAAAGCTGTATGGACTCCTGAGTTCGCACAAGATTTAAATGCATACCACGCTTTAGATGCTGAAGCTGAATTAACATCTATCTTATCTGAATATATTTCATTAGAAATTGACTTAGAGATCTTAGATATGTTAATGGAAGGTGCTGCTGGTGGATCTGAAGTATGGTCTGCTGTAAACAACAGACGTTTATCATCAGAAGATAACTTTGCTAATGATTTAGGATTCTATAATAGCCAAGGACAGTGGTTCCAAACATTAGGAACTAAAGTTCAAAAGTTAAGTAATAAAATTCACCAAACTACATTACGTGGTGGTGCTAACTTTATGGTATTATCTCCTAAAGTATCTACAATTATCGAATCAATCCCAGGTTTTGCTGGTGATGTTGATGGTGATGTAGAAAAATCATCTTACGCATTCGGTGTACAAAAGATCGGTGCTATGGGAGGTGGAAAAATTAAGGTATACAAAAACCCTTACATGACTGAAAATCAAATCTTATTAGGATTTAGAGGAAC